TTAGGACTCCTTAGCTAGTAGCCGTTGTAGAATACGTAACGCTTACTGTATCACCAGCAGTTGTAGTTTTAGCTGTACCAAAAGCACCAGCACTATACAAAGTACCACTGGTATTGCTGATGGTAGAAGAAGCGCCAGAGCCTGTTACTAAGAAACATCCACCAACAGTACCGCCAGCACCAGTAATTGTGTAAGTAATCGCTGTTGCAGAAGCCGTTACTACGTTGGAACCAGGAGTTGTGTTGCTGTTACCTGTAGGTGTTGCAAATACTGCAGTACCACGAACAGCAGAACCGCCTACCGTATATGCAGTAAACTCAGACCAGCCCGCATGAGAGGTCATTGTATCTGTTGGAGAAAAAGTATTACCTGTTCCAGATACCAAACCTAAATACGGTCCAACCAAGGCTATAGGTGAAGTTATTAATGTTTGTTGGAACATAAAAATCTTACCAACCTGAACTACTTGGTTAGGAAACTCTTCAGTCCATTTTAAATTGCCATCAGCGTCACGGCATTCTACGTGGTAGTAGCCTTCTACACCAACGGTTTCTTGATTGATGGCTTGTGCTTGCATACTAATTTCTGCATGATCGCCACAGCTTGCTAATTCATTGTTCATAAAAACTCCTTAACTAAATCTAATAATGGCGTCTGAAGAAGTATCCGCCGGAAAAGTTACTGTAAACGTACTGGTAGCGGTTTTATCCGACCCAAAATTTAAAACACAAACTGAAGCGCCTGTTGTGCTATTGTATATTAAAGCACCCCTAGCGGTAAAGGAAGCAGGGTTCCAAGTTAAATTAGCAAATGATAAATAAACCGTATTTGCAGTGACATTTGCAGCGGGAGGAATAACCGTTAAAACCTTACCACCAGCCGTATATCCTGTGCCTGTAATCTCGTTAGTTGTAGTATAGGCTGTGGTCGCATTAGTTAAACTAGCGTTACCGTTATACAAGGCGATCTTGTAAGTATATGGCGTACCAACGGCAAAGTTTTCTAAGCCAGATAAGCAGTTTTGCTTAAAAGTAGTAGTTAAACCCTGGGTTATTGACATTATGGATTAACCTTAATTCTAGCCTGTCCATCCCTATACGCATCACCACGTTCAAGGCCTGTACCAAGTCGATTAAGTTGCTGTAGGGCTTCTTGGTACTTATTTTCATAATACCCAACTAAATCAGCTTCGCCCTTCATAAAGAGCATGGCTTCCCGCATTGCACCATAAAAAAGCACGGGATCATAATTATCGCCAAGCCAGCTTGTGCCAGTAGTGTTAGAAACAGCCGTTACTGGGATAGAGAAGCCACTAGCATTACTATTACCAATAGAAGAACAAGAAAGGACATCCCCTACGACATAAAAATTACCGCCAAACTTTAGCGTAACAGAAGTAACCACACCCCCAAGCACAACAATGTCTGCGGTAGCATTGGCTCCAGAACCTCCAGTTAAAGGAATATTTTGGTATACACCATTGGTATATCCCGCCCCAGCTGTAAGTGTTCCTAATGTGCTAATCTGTCCCTGCACAATAGTTGGTGGGTAATAGTAATAGTGCATTTCTACCGTATAGTTGGAGTCAGGTGTAGGCGCTACCATTAACGTCATTTCATTAGTATTAGATAACTGAGAACCAAATAGTGCGTAATACGCAGGAACGCCTCCTGGAGTGCCTTGGTAAGTCGGACTTGAATAAACTACTGATGGATAGGCTTCTCGTAAATAATTAACATCTTTATTTAAAAGATAGCGGTATTTATTATCCGAATCAATAACAGCTAAAGAAAAGTTTGATAGCCAGTCATTTGGTAAAGATATATATTGATTACCTGAAGTCAATGTACCCGTAACATTTTTGCGTAGAGCTGGGATTTGAACTGAGTTATATATACGAGTCTCAGCTTGTTGCAAAAAAACGGGAATAGACGCTACAAAAAGCGCCTCAGTGTTTTCAGCATAAGCTTGGATATTGTTATATAACGTTTCGTAGTTCATTATGCAGTCTTAATATCTTCCGGGTTAACATCCGATACTGCGGGCTCTTCTGGAGGAGGCAATTGCATTTGGACCTGTGATTGAATCTTCATTAACAAACCAAAAGCGTTAGTTTTAGTTGGCAACTCACCAAGTCCAGCAAGTACGCCTTCTACTTCATGTAATGATAGCTCTAATGTAATAGGTAATTTTGGATCTAAACTCATGCCATTTTCCCACTAATTTTACGTCCTTTAGTTGCAGCACCATAGCCGCGCATTTCGCCAACACCATCAGGATTAATACCTTTAGCATTGCCTTTTGAACCTGCAGCAACAGAGATGTTTAGCTCATTTGTCCAGCTTCCAGACTTAGTTATAGCCGCTTGCTCATCGCCGTTTGGGTTAGTCATTGGTTGCTTGTAAACTCCAATATCATTGCCGCCGCCTTCTGGATATTTAAACCCAGTATAAGCGCTAGCGGGTTTATTCTCTTTAGCATGGCCTAATGGATATGCCTCTGCTGGATGTACTTTTGGAAAGTCGTTCTTAGCCATGATTACTCCTGATTTTTAGCACGAGCTAAATTGCGGCCAACTGCCTTCATAGCTGCTGAAGTTACAGTGCTAGCGCCTTTTGAGCCTTTGCCAGTTTGAATACCTACTGTTGGGCCTGAATCGCCCAAATTTTTACCCTTGGTTTTACCCGTTTTATTGATGCCTTGAGCACCTGGTTTGAATGACATAATAAACTCCTAAGTTGTTGATATTGTTACTGTACCCACTTGTCCTACTGCAATCAAGTAATTTGGGGTTAAAACTGTGTCAAAACTACTTGCTCCACCTACTGGTGCCCAACCCCATTGTATCTGCCTGCTGCCGTCTGTTGGATAACCAAAATCATCTACACTATTAACATTTGCGGCGTACAGATTAGTTTTTAACCCTGTTTGCCCTGCCATATAGTAGCTTACATCAGGTCTTGGTTCCCGTACAGCCTGTGGGTCATTAACCGGATACATCCCTAATTGTAGCTGAGGTTGGTCAGGATCCCAACACTCTGGGCATGTTTTTATGCGATATGGTTTAGTTTTAAGTATTTGGGTTCGTAATTCACCAAGTTTATAGCGTTGATCACACCGATCACATTGGGCAATCGAGTGTTTACCAGAAGCATATTTACTCGGCATTTCAGGTTATCTGTAATAAAACATGTTGCGTGGGACAAACCGAATCGAGGCTTTTTCTCTATCCTCATCGGCGGCTTGTTGGAACACCTCATCATATGCTGCTTTTAAGCCAATAACTCTTTGTGTATCGACATCTGGAAGCTTAACACTTAGGTGGTACGCCAACCCTGCAGCCATGGCAGGGATAAATCGAAACGGAATATCTTCAGTCGTAATACCATCACCAGCATCCTGCATTCTACGCATACGGTAATACACTAGTGTGTACTGGTTACCTGGAGAACTAGGAGTAGGCCAGACGTTTACACAAGGCAAATTATTTACATATACTGAGGCATCTGCCGCATGGCTAGTTGCTGTAGTTCCGGCTTGAGCTCGCCAAGCGTTGAGGATTTGGTTTCCTACAATATTTTGGTATCCGATAATTTCGCTGTCGATATTGATAAAACCTTGGGTTGGAAGATTAGCAGTACTAGTAAGCGTTATCGTTGTATCAGTAGCCGATACGGGTGGAACAGTTCCTGTAGCTGCAAGGGTAGTTTGTGGGATAGAAGCCACATTACCGGACTGACGGTTGACCCACATCTGAATAGGACGTCCATAAGCATTTTTATTAGGAATTGTAATGTAATCAGACTCAGAGATACGGTTAATATTAATATCAATCTGGTTAGTCTGCATACCGTTGTATTGGCGTGTAACAGTGTCTAGGAGGTCAATTGTATCTACTGGTAATGGGTAGATAGCCTGGCCGGTGTTCATCACAATCTGACCCTGCTCAATCGTCCACAGGTTAATGCCTTTATTAGCCCATTCAATGGTAAGCAGATTCACACTACGACGAGCGGTACGGAAATCATAGCCAGTACGAAGCTCTTTACCACAACGTTCAAACGCCTCCTCAACGAGGTCATTCATATTTAAATTAAACGAAGCGGTACCAGAAGTACTCATTTTGTCTTAGCCTTTGTTGCCTTTTTAGCAACGGTTGTAGCTTTTTTGGCTACAGGTTTTTTAGTCTGGGTTGTAGCTTTTTTTACCTGGGGTTTTCTCTTTTCCGCTGGTACAGGGAAAGGCCAAGGATTAACTTCTTCCTGTGGCTTTTTAAATAAGTCTAGTACCCATCCGATTAAAAATTTCACTTTTTGCCCTTTGCTGCTCTCATATTATCTACGAGGTTTGGGTAAGGACGACCTGCTTTTTTAGCCATCGCTTTAGCACTAGCCTTTTTAGCCGCAGTCATTTTCTTTGGAGCACCTAAATCTTTAGGACGTGGCTTTTCCCATACTTTTCCGCCTTCAGCGTACTGGGTAAAATCGGTGTTATCCCGGCGTTTTTTAACAACCGGTTTACCCATCTTAGAAGGGGCGATAGCGCCCATGCCACGACTTGGTCTCATATTAAGCCCTTGTTTTTCCACGAATAGCGCAGCCATCAGCACGAGAAGAAGCGGATTTAACCTTACCGCCTTTTTTCATACCACTTGCGTCTGCATATGACTTTGGCATTTTGGCATTTTTGGCAGCATCTGCAATTTTACGGGCAATTGCCATTTGTGGCATAGCCATTTCTGCCACGGCTTCTGGATCCAGTTTGCTTCTAAGCGCAGCACCGATCTTTTTACCACTTGGCAATAAATCTTGTAACTCATTTGAAGCCGTTTGTTCTCTTAACATTCTAGGTGTAACACCCATACGCTCTAATCTAATAGCTTCTTCCAAACCACCAGTTTCACCGCCGTCAGCCATCTTCTTTACTTTGCCGCCTTTTTTGTACTTATCACCCATAGGGTTTGTAGTTTCACCAGTATCGGCTTTAGTTTCTTTTGGCTTAACTGCGTTGATAGGAGCCATAACCGCTTTCTTAATTAACGCACGAGTTTCCTCGTTTTCTTTACGGTCATCTTCGTATGTTTGGTCGTATCCGTTTTTAGCCATGATTTAGCACATCTTTCCTTTAGTCTTACCTTTAGATGCAATACCGTCAGCACGTTTAGAAGCTGCGCCACCAGAAGACATTTTTTTCATAGCCTTGCCACCGCCACACATGCCACCAGCTTTCATACCAGCGCCACCCATGATGCCTTTGGTAGGACCTGAATCGCCAAGGTTTTTACCCTTAGTATGGCACGCTTTTGAACAGCGCTTTCACCGTGTGATAACAATTTGTTTGAACCAGCTTCTACGTCCTTAGACATATTGCGAGGACCCATAGTTTCTTTCATAGCCATACCACCCTTCTTAAGCTTGGATAAGTTTGTGTGCTCACCCTTGTGTTCTTGTTTATCGTGCATAGAAAAAGCTTTTTTAATCATAGCTTTATCTTGCGCTTTGTCCATCTTCATATCTTCTTTTGAATCGCTCTTAGCCATACCGCCCTCTTTCTTACCAATATACTTGTTTAAGTTAATGTTTGGAACTTCTTTTTGGGAGCCAAAAGTACTACCCGCACGAGTCACTTGTTTGTTTATTTGGCCTTTTCCGCCATGAGTAATGTTTGCACTGCCACCTACACCAAACTTACGACCTTTATCTGCAGCAACATAGTCTTTACCAACAGACATCGGAATACCGACCCTTTTAGCAAATTTCTCGCTATGGGCTACAGCTTCCATCAAATTATGTTGTTTCTTAGACTTACTTGGCATTATTTTTTCCTATCCAGCCTTGGAATGTCTTAGTTTCATAAATTCGTATAGCTGTCCAGGCTATTGTAAATATAGCGGCAATAGCTGGTAACATATCTGCAAGAGTTCCTAGTACGGTTGCAATAGAGGCAAAGTCAAGCAAATGTTTTGTTGCTTCATCCATGTTCATAAACGGGTC